ACCTTATTCCTTTGAAAAGAAATTTGGAACAGCAGGTGGTTTTGAAGAGGTAGTTAAGGATGATGCTTTTGGATATGTATCACAAGGTTATCTGTATTCTGAAAAGCTACCCTTTGGTGGATGGATTGTAATTAATAAATCCACAGGTGAGTGGACAGTATGTGAAACTCCACTTGCTGACGAACAATATAAAGTTAAAGCATTATCTGATGCACAAGATAATTTCAATGCATTAAAAAATAATGTTCCTTTTAAAAGATGTTATAGTGAGATTGAAGAAACATTTAGAACTAAGAAGACAGGTAATAAAATTTTGGGCACAGTATGCGGATTCTGCCCATACAAACTTCCTTGTTGGGGAAGCAAATTGCAGTTGTTACAACAACAGCAATCACAAGGTAAAAACCCTAAGTGGGTTTGGTATACGGAAGTAAATAATCCTAGAAAGGATGGTGCTTAATTGTACTGGGTGGGAAGTAGTTCGAGGGGTCTATTTCTTACCCTTACCTAAAGATATAATTAATTATGAAAAAAACATTTGATATTATAAATGCTATTAAAGTTATTGTAACACCTTGGGATAAAGGTTTTAGTTGTGGTATTTTAATGGATAGTAAAACAAAAATGACAGATGATCAATATGAATTATGTTCTACGATAGCACGTGGCATGATAAAGATGGCAACATCAGATCCCCATACTACTTTTTTAGCAGGTATAAAAGGATTTGCAGATGATGATAAATATAAAAAAGCAAATGGAGGAGTAAATGAAAAAGCAAACATAGATGATACAGAAAACATTATTGATTTTTTAGAATATTTAAAACGTAAACGCAAAAAGGAGTTACATTAATGGCAACGCACTTAGTAATGGGTGATCCACATTGCACCCCGAAGGCAAGCAACGATAGATTTTTATGGGCAGGAAAACTTGCTCATGAATTAAAACCCGATACCATAATTTGCATGGGAGATTTTGCAAGTATGGATTCTTTATCAAGTTATGATAAAGGAAAGAAATCTTTTGAAGGTAGACGATACCGAAAAGATATTGACCATGCACATAATGCATTAGAAAAGTTTAACAAAGGTCTCAATGGTAGACGATCAAGAAAGATTATGCTTCTTGGTAATCATGAAGATAGGATAGATAGAATAATAGATGAAACTCCCGAACTCGATGGTACAATTAGCACAAAAGACCTTAACTTTAAAGAGTATGGTTGGGAAGTTATTCCCTATCAACAGCCCTTGGCTATTAATGGTGTATATTATTGCCACAACTATCCTACTGGCATCATGGGTAAGCCTATTAGTGGTGACAATATTGCTCGTGCTCTCCTACTAAAAAATAAAGTATCATCAACAGTAGGTCATTGTCATATATTTGATTACTCTATGTGTACAGTACCCTCGGGTAAAAAAGTTATAGGATTATCTGCTGGTTGTTACTTGCATCACAAAGAAGAATATGCTAGAAGTACACAACGTATGTGGTGGAGTGGATTAGTTGTTAAAAGAAATGTTAATCAAGGAGAGTATGATCTTGAAACCATTCAGTATAATACTATAAGGAGACGTTATGGTAGACGATAATGTAAACTCACCAGCCCATTACCTTAAAGGTAAAAAAGAAACCATTGATGTTATAAAAGATTGTATGACAGATGATGAGTATCATGGATATCTTAAAGGTAATGTTTTAAAATATGTTTCAAGATATAAATTTAAAGGTGAACCATTGGAAGATTTAAAAAAAGCACAATGGTATTTAAATAGACTAGTAAAGGAGGTAGAGTAATGGGTGCAGTAAAACAAGCATTAATTGAAGTTGAAGATTTTGTATGTGGTTGCTTACAAGCAGGTCGTACAGTTAATCAAACAATTCAAGATGCAATTAAAGAATATAATAAAGAAGGTAATTACAACACTTATCTTTTAGATGAAGACTTAATAGAAGATAAATACTATCAATTTAGGGGGTACTAATGAACACAGATTTTAGAAGCCCTCTTGTTGATGCCTTAATAAAAAAATATAAAGCTGACATTGCTGATGGGATAGCAACTGCTTTAATATACTTTAACAATCCCGTAGGAATTGGGGAGCATCCTCAGTTTCTAACTGAATTAGATAAGATAATAACAAAGATATCTAATGCAGAGGAAAACCTTAAAACAATAACTAAACACTTTGATAAATAATGAAAGGAGATATACATGACTAACAATTCAAAGAGTAAAACACCACCCCAAAACCCTAGAACTTATCTAATAAGTTCAGTACAATTGACAGACATTATGAGATACTTAATGACTCGTCCTTATGCTGAAGTTGTTAAGCTTATGAATATGCTTGCAACATTAAATCAATTAGATAAAAATATAGGGGCTGATTTTGTTAAACAAGAATCAGTAGATACCAATGCAAAAAAATGATATCAGTAAACACACAGGTCTTTTGTTTGAACTAAAGATTGGTTTAAATAAAAACAATGCACTTGTTATAGATTATGGTGGTAAACCTGTAGCTAAAATAAGAGAGGCATTAAAAGAATATAAGTATCATGCAAACTTATGTGCTGCTGTTATTAATCATGCTAATTCTGTTGGCAAAAAATTAGAGGATGATGTTAAAAAATTAATACAAAGTATTTAAAGTTTTGGCTGTGAAGAAGTTGCACCAAAAAAAAAGGCACCCATAAGGGTGCCCATGTGTTGCCGAGGGGGAAGTTAATAGCTTCCCTCTTTTTTTTTATCTTAACAATTCCATGCTCTTAAAGCTTTATTAATTCTTGAGTTAGGATCATTAGCTGTTTTTTTAGATGTAAGTTTTTTCTTCATACCTCTCATACGTGCACAAAAAGATGCACGTCTAGGATTACCTACCGTTTTACTAGGTGCTTTTAAATTACCACCCGTTGCTTTATTATAGCTAGCTCTACCCCTAGCATTTAAACCGCCACTAGGATTCTTTCCTTCTTTTCTTGTCCATGCTGGTGTAGACATTAGACTCGTACCTTTTTCTTAGGAAATCCTGCTTGCATATTTTTATATGCACCTGCAGTTATAGTAGATTTTTTTTTAGTTCTACTTATTCCTTGTTTTTTTCTTTGATTTATATTGTAGTATAATCCTCTTTTAGCTGTCATTTTTTTTCCTTATTTTTCGTTTATATTTTCTTATGTTATTTTTAAGATCTTGTATTTTTTTCCAAGTTGATCGCTTCTTCATTTTTATAATATCCTAAGTATTAAATTCAGTTTTTTTGTAGTCGTAATCATAACTACCTTCTTCATGCTCATCAGTAATCCATTTAGATGTATCTTCAACAGACCATGTTTTTGTATTTACAAGTCTATGTATTAAAGGTTTAGTTGGATCAGCTGCCATTGATGGATCAAATACTCTTAATCTATTGTTAGGTTGTATAGCATAATTACCATCATCTAATTCTATTACATGACCACACTTGTGTTGATCAGGCTTTTCAGCATAACCAAAGTTTAATTCATTATAATCTCCAGCACACCAATCAATTGTAAATAAGTAAATACCTTCTCGTTTTATTTTACGTCTTGAAAAGTATTGCATTTTAGAACCTGATAATTGGTAGAATGTTGTAACTCCTACGTTATAACTAAAGCTATCCCACATCATTAAGTCATTTAAAGGAAGTTCTTTAACTCCAGGCTTTTTACAAAATGCAGAGATAGGTGCTCTCCACCATAAGCCACCATCTGTCATCATAAAATGAAACAAAGGTGTTTGTTTAGGTAGTGAACTAAATCCAAATACTACACATTCAAAATATTTATCGTGTGAATCTTTTTGATCTCTTAAGTAATTGCCACGAACATAACATTCAATTACTGGGATGTTCGCATTTAGGTAAGCCATTGTTTATAATCCTTGCCGTCATAGATCAATGATTGTTTTCTATTATTATCTTTCGAGTATGAGCAGTGTACCCATCCGCTTGAAGGGTCATCTGAATTATAAAATTCTAATATAAGTTGGTCATATATTAATTCACTTCTAATATACTTTGCTAAATCTTTGTTATCAACTCCAAACATTTCAAAGTCTGAAGCCTCGCCTTTTGCATGCTGGCTATTTGGATTTGAGCCTATAGCTATGCATAAATCTGCTGAACGATAACCTGATGTAATAACCATAGGTTTACCAAAGTGCCTACGTGTAGGCTCTAGTATTTGTAAACATAAACTTGTTAAGTTATCAATATGTTCAGGTGAAGGAGTATTATCAATACCCTTACGTGTAGCAGTTTGTGATTTTGTTAATTCTTTTAAACTAAAGTGTCCGCTTAATTTCATATTATTCTGTATTTGGGAATCCTGTAATCAATCTGAGTACACGGAATCCCATTTTTAGTTTCCCGAGTTGTTAGATGTAAGAGGATTTGATGTGCTTACTTTTATCTCTTCTAGTTGAATTTTTAATAATTCAATTTCTTTTGATAAAACTGCTATGTCCGTTTGGTTGTCAGCCATGCTTTTATTAACATTTCCAATTTCTTGTGCTAATGGTGTTAAGTCAGGTGCTGTTTGTTCAGACAAAGCATTTAACTTTGTTGTAATCTCACCATACTTAACAAAGCCTCCACCTATTGCTACAATAGCTGCAATCAATGCAGCAATTCCAGCGAGTTGGTCTTTTAAATTAAATTTTGCCATTTTTTAATTGCTCCAGTTCTATTAATAATCTTTGTTTCTCAAGATTAAGTTTATGCAAGGTATTTGCC